TGCATACCGCCGTACACGAATAATATTCCGTACACTGATGGTTCGATACAGAATGCGTGGGAAACGATCATTAAGGCAACTGCGACGGACACGGATACAGACACACTTGACACGTCTGCCTTTATGAATACTCTTTTTGATTAATTGAGTGGGTGGTGGGTGGTGGGTTGTGGGTTGTGGGTTGTGGGTTGTGGGTTGTGGGTTGTGGGTTGTGGGTTGTGGGTTGTGGGTTGTGGGTTGAATGGTTGAATGGTTTGGGTGATGGTAGGGTTGCATTACACAAATCGGCACACGGGTGCATACAAATTGTAGTTAAATGCATACAAACTATCATAATATAAATATGCGGTTCGTCTGTATGCATTAAATTAATTCAAATCAAATCAAATCCGGTCCAATGTGTGGTATTTTTTTGTATTGTGGCAAATCTCGCGATGTGCAAGAGTTGCAAGAGTGCTTTATGCGCTCCCAGCACCGTGGACCAGATAACACACAGTTTATTGTGTTCTACGTAGACGAAATTATGATCGCCTTCGGATTCCATCGTTTGTCTATCAACGGGTTGAATCCGAAAGCAAACCAACCCTTATTTGTGGATCACACACTGACGCTGTGCAATGGTGAAATTTGGAACTCGGAGCAAATGCATCGTTCGTGTGGCACAGAGAACACCACTGGGAGCGACTGCGAATGTGTGCCCGTGTTGTACCAACATCTCAACGAGAGCACAACCACCCACAAACACGAAGACCCATTCGAAACGCTGTGTAACACAATCGATGGTGTGTTCGGCCTGGTGCTGTTTGATCGCATACAGAACAAGATCTGTATTGCGCGCGATCGCATCGGTATACGCTCGCTGTACTACGCCGTCGAGAAGGATTTGGAATCCGCAACCGAAAGCATCTTCGTTGCGAGCGAATTGAAGAGTATCCCGACGACCGTTGCGAATGTCAGAGCATTTCTGCCCGGACACTGGGGGTGCTTCTCGTTGCAACCCAACTTGCCGCAGTATATGCGATTCGTCACCGAGCCGTACTGGACACTTCGCGCATCGCGTCGTATTGCGTACTTGCAACCGGATTGCCTGCCCGAACACCTTTCGCAGCAGCCGGATTACATAGACTGCTGCGAGCGGTTGCACGTGGTGCTGACGAACGCTGTGGCGAAGCGGTTCATGTCTGACCGCTCCATTGGGTGTGTGCTGTCAGGCGGGTTGGACTCGACGGTGATTACGGCAATTGCGTGCAGCATGCACGCAAAACGGAATCCGACTGCTCCTCCGTTGCGAACCTACACGATTGGTATGGCCGGTGGCGAAGACCTGAAGTGGGCGAGGATCGCTGCCGCACATTTCGGAACGGAACACCACGAATTTGTGATCACCGAACAAGAGTTTTTGGACGCCATACCCGAGGTGATCGCACAAGTCGAGAGCTACGACGTGACGACCGTCCGCGCCTCCACCGGCAACTGGTTGCTCGCCAAGCATATTGCGAAACTGGGTAAGGACACGGTTCTGTTTTGCGGCGATGTGGCCGACGAACTGTTGGGCGGGTATCGCGGATTCGGGTTGACAACCGATGCGGATGCTTTTGACGACGAGACTGTCAAGATGGTCGAGCATATTCATCGTTTTGACGTGCTTCGGTGCGAGAAGAGTTTCGCGGGGCACGGGTTGGAAGGGCGCGTGCCCTTTGCGGATTACGACGTCGTGGATTTGCTAATGAGCGTCCCTCCCGAATTTAAGATGTGGGACGGTACACACCGTATCGAGAAAGACCTATTGCGTCGCGCTTTTCAGGACTACTTGCCCTATGCGCTCACGTGGAGACGCAAAGAAGCATTCAGCGACGGGGTAAGTAAAAAGGAAAGAGGGTGGTCCGACATTATTCAGGAGCATCTCGGGTCGCGACGGAGTGGTGCCACTCCGCAGTGGACCCAACCAGATACGCGCGTGCACGCCTCTCCCTACGATGCCGAGTCATGTTACTACCGCGAACTGTACGAAGGGTTGTACAGCAGCGTCGAAGCAATCCCTTACTTGTGGAAGCAACCCTTCTGTTCGGTTGCGGATCCGTCGGCCAGGTGTCTACAGAACTACAACACCACCAACACCACCAACCCCAACACCAACTGAAAACACACGGTTGGGAATCCGTCGTGTTCTTACTACCCTTTTTTCTAACACCAATACATACATACATACGGTATACAGTCCGAGATGGTAAAAAATATACATTCGTTTGCCACCAAAGCCTTCCAGTCAGTTCATTCCTACCCAAACGACTGGTACAAGGAGGACACCAATACACGGATTGCACGCGATGTATTCATTTATAAGCGTGCCGAAAACACGGGAGAGCTCTTATTTCTATGTAAATACTGGGACGAATCAGAACACCATCGGGCGCGACCCACGTATGGCAATGCTTTCGGTTCATTTCTGTGTAGACCACCGCGGAACGCGGCAGAAGCGAGGTTAGATGCTCCCTATATTAAGAAATGCTTTAATCAGGTGTGGACCCCACCCACCGGCACGCCCAGCACACCCAAGCGTTCGCTGATGGTTTCTGCCCAACTGCCTCATTTTTTAACTACGAAACAGGATCGGTTTAACAGCACACTTGGAAATATAAATTCAGTATTCCAACCGTTTAGTGACACGGCAGACACTTTTTTATTTCAAATACCATCGAAAAAGCAGCGGCCAGGAATGTCTTCGCTCAGTGCACCCATGTCGTGCATCGCAAAGTTTTTCCCAATGCACAAGTATTACAGTGACCTGTCGTCGGTGTTGCATGACGGAACGGCCGCGCGCACCTCACACCGGCCGTTGGTTTGGGTTAGTGCCAAAATTGCCGCATCAAAACATAACGCTCATAACTGTGTGATAAAAGACTACCTGCAGTATGTATCATCCCGGAAAAGGGGGTCTTTTTTGAGACAGTGTTTCTCTGATGATTCGCCACAAGCAACCATCTTGAATGGTTCGAACATCAAAGATATACAACAGTGTGTTCAAACGTACGTGGATCATCAGATAGAAGGGCCAATACGCAGCAAACCGTCTATACCGTCTATACCGAACACGAAGAAGCACAATAAGCAGAAGAAGAAGAAGAAGAAGAAGAAGAATACAACAAACACCACATTAAAACGGTATCACATTCGTCTGTTATGAATATGAATATGAATCAGAACGCCGACTACTATGTACCGTCCAGTGCTGCGCGCAGTCTGAATATCTTCGAAAAACGCATCAATTGATGGCACGATACGCTGACTCGTTCAAGCGGCTCATAACTGCCGCCTCCTTCTGTCAAAACGAAATATGATACGACTGCCAAGTTTCCTCGGAAGTATCCCAGAACGAATATTACGTTTTTTGATATGGATGCGATCGATTGCTGTTTAGTGCATTTGCCGAATGCGATCGTGTTAAATTTGGCAAATGACCTCTTTCCTGGCGGAGACGTGAAGGGCGGTTCGGGGGCACAAGAGGAGGCACTGTTTCGGAGGACCAACTACCACAAGACCTTACTGCAAGCCTTCTACCCCATCCGGTACGGGGAAGCCGTCTACTCACCGAACGTGTCGGTTATCAAAACAAGCGAGAAAACGGGATGGACGGCATACGATACCGATGCGGTTCCGAAGATTTCGTTCATTGCGTGTCCAGGCATCAAGTACCCATACACTATCGTTGTACACGACGAGGTACGCTTGAAACCTGCGGATGCGGCAAATCTGAAAATTCAAATTCAAACCATTATCCAAACAGCGATTCGCTACAACCACGATACTATTATTTTTGGTGCATTGGGTTGTGGTGCTTGGAGATGTCCCTCCAAACATGTTGCCCAAATTTTCAAAGAAGTATTGCCAGAGTACGACGGAGCGATACTAAATTGGTATTTTGCGATACTGAACACAAGCGATGAGAACTGTCGCAAGAGTCGTAATCACGGTCGTGCGACGATAGATGTTTTCAGAGACGTTTTCGAATCCGAATAGGGTGTGTGTGTGTGTGTGTGTGTGTGTGTGTGTGTGTGTGTGTGTGTGTGTGTGGTATGCCGACAAATCCTGTGATACGCGTGCTGTCCCAGTACAGTACAGTGCATGGTTCTATAATGCGTGTGTACCGACTGTGCGCATTTTATGAATACTGTGAACAGACTATTAAATATTCTGATTCAATATTACATTTTCATCTTCACGTGTCATCACTGACAACGAAATGTTGGTGCTCATCGACTGGTTGTACACAATCCCGGTCACCAGCGGGTACTCCGAATGATTTTTCAGAAACGTATTCATTGTGGTGAACTCCAACCCACCGTATGCGACAGGTGCTTGCCTCCCAGTAATTGTATCAAAAAGTCTTTCGACGTCGATACGTATACAGTTTATGCCACGCAAAGCATCGGACACCTGGTAGGCAGCAACCGGTTCAAATGGTGCCCCTTCCACGTAGGATCCGGTGTCTATCACACGGTTTCCGATGTCACTGGTCAGATAGGTCGCCAGATTGGCCAAACTCTTGACGAACGCGTCGTTCTCGGCATCACCGGTGGGGTATCCGAGAGTTGGAAAATCCACTCTCACCTGCGACGATTTGAATTCCTCTCGGATGCATTGGATCTCCTCCGTGCGCGATCCGTCACACGTCGCCAGTTTCTTGCCGATCTGCTCTTGCAGGTCTTGCTGCTGTGTGGCCAATCCGGCACCGATGGTTGCATACCATTTGTTAAACCATTCGGTATTATACCATTCGACACACTTGTCGAACCGAACCACGTTGTTGGTGGTGAAGTGTTTCCGGTCAATGTAGGTCTGCAACACAATACAAATACGCTCGTTGTTGTCATTGCCGTCGTCCGTCGTGTCGAACACCACTTTGTGCACGTGGTGCACATCCGTCACCGTGTCCAGCGGTTGGCCGCACGAGTTGTACAAATTGAAATTCAGGCGGTCAATACTTGCGAGTGGACTCTCAAACAGTTTCTTTTCGTTGTTCATCGGTACAAACGTGTGGTACAATGCTTTTCCGGTCGTTGGGGCAGAGGAACGGTCGTAAAACAGTTTGCAGAAGCTCTTGCGGACGTTCTGGTTGCTGGAACGATAGATGGTACTAAATTGTTCAATCTCAAGCAAAATGTACGGGTGTATGGGTGCTTCATCATATGGGAAGTACACCTGGACGTGATTCGTTTTGATCGCAACCACGTTATAAAACACCGTGTCCACGTTTGGACCGGCCACCTCGTGGTTCAACTGAACCGTCTCGTACCCCACAACGGTCGTGTTGTCGATGGTCGGGTGGACACCAAAGGCAAGCGGTAACCCCCGTAGCCCGAGACATTTGCGAACGTGTCGGGTGTTTAGATTGACTTCGCACCCCTCTTCGCTGATGTAATGTTCGTCGCCGTCTTCCATAAACTGTTCGCCGTACACCGGATAATCCTTGAAACTGGGGCGGTTGGAACTGAAATACACCACAAACGAATAGGGTGTTTCGGCAGAGGTGAACGTTCGGGTCCGGTCACTGCTGCTCACTTCCAGGTAGTGCATCCGGTTCACATATGTTGCCTGCGATGGTATGAGCAGTTCCTCTTGTATGCCGGTCACATTCCGGTCCATAAACTCGACCAAGGCAGCCTCTTCGTCCCGCAAGTGCAGTTTCGTCTGAAACTCTCGGGCGTCTATCTTCTGTTCGTCGAGTGTGGTCTTCAGCGAGATGTCAGCACCGAACCGCGGGGGCAGCGGCTCATTCTGCAAGATGTGTTGGGACTGTGAAAATTGGGTTTCCAACAGCGCATCCATCGGTGCGAGACGGGTGAGCGTGCCCTGCACATCTGGCCCCGTGATCGTGCGACCTGCAACAACAGAGGTTTCCTCGAACACGGTGCTCTCTTGGAAGTGCTGGTCGTGTTGCTGCTGGGTGCTCGCTCTCGCATCGGATGCGACATCCACGGCAGAATCGATGCGACTACTCTGGGCATCAAATGCGAACAGCGCACTCGACAAAGACAACGCAGGTTGTGTATGTGTCTGTGTCTTTGCCGGGAGGTGTGTGCGTCCGGCGTCTTCTGCCGCCACCGCCACCACCACCTCCGACCGCTGCTTGACGATCGCATCCAGACGGGACACGACGTCTGTATTATCGGTGTCGGTCACCTCGTCTTCAAACTGGACGTCTGTCGGTCTCGCGTCTGTATCTAATAGTCGGGTTTCCTCAAACTGTTTCAGCGACTGAACGACGCTCGGGTGGTCGTGGTCGTCGTCGTCGGTGGACGTCCACGAGGTCGTCACCGTGGGTCGCTCCTGAAAGTCCGACGGATTGCTACGGCGGTGGTGTATATCGGCATCGCGTATTGGGTTCTGCCCATCCGGGGCAGCGCGCGAGGCAGCAGGTGCGAGCAAAGGGGTGGGCGCTCTCTTCGCATGGACACAGTCGTAGACGGTGCGCAGCACGAGCTTGTTCATCTCGGTCAACGACTCACCTTCGTGGTGGGTGAAGGTGGACGACATTGTGGCAAACAGAATCTGACGGTCGGTGCTTTTGATTTTGTCAAATACGCGCGGGTCGGACAAGGTGTCTTGCACCACATTTAGAAGCAAGAAGAGGTTGTCTTCAGAAAAGAAAACTTGTCGTGTGACACACCTTCCAGTATGGTTCGCATTCGTATTATTAGTATTATTATTGGTATTAGTCGGTGTCATAAGGTATCGTGGTATGCTAAAAAAAAGACTTATATATTAAATGATACGTGTCGACTCTTATTATATATCCAATCGCAGTCGCGTGTATGCCCATCCGTGCCACATACAAGTCAGTGCAAGTCAGTGTCGGAGTTGATTACACCGATACCGATGCGGGTGCGTACATTAGGTACGTACCGTGCGAAGAGGGTGGTGGTGTTATCATATAGATGTAGATTTTTATAAATAAGAATCTACTAAATAAAAGAATCGGGCACATCACCTTTCATTTATCATTTAACTATCTCCATCTCTTATTTACTTTACGATTATGTTTTCGTTTCGTGACCAAACTTCTGCCGCGACGGTAAATCATCAGAAAGAGGAAAGTCTGAAAATATACTTAGATGTACCGTATGATGAAAAGAATGAAGCAAAAGCGCTTGGTGCAAGGTGGGACAAGGATACCAAGAAGTGGTTTTCTATGGAAGCGGGTAATAAACTGGTCGAACGGTGGGGTATCGAGGCACGTGTTATGACTCATATCAATCACGAAGACCGCGAATACGGAGGAGATGTATTGCGTGTGGATTTCTTACCCAAATCGTGCTGGTGTAAAAAGATACAATATGCCATTCAACACTGTGATCGAACCCGACTGGTGGATCACATCATTGGTCGTGTGAACCGAACGTGCGAAACGTGTCAAGTGCAAGACACGCTATGCACATATCATATACACGGTCGTTGGTCATACGATACAAGCACGCGCACGCAGAAACTCGTGCGACTGATGGCACTGTGTGAAAAATGCTACGAAACCACACATTTTGGAACTGCCCACTATAACGATCGTAAACAAGAAGCGGTTGCCCATTTGAAACATACAAACCACTATACAGACACGCAGACACAAGAACACATTAATGATGCGTATGAATCACTGAACCGACTGAACCAACACGAATGGAATGTAGATTTGTCATTATTGACCGAGAATGGTATTAAATGTGAAACACAAAAACAAGCGCGTTCCTTTTTGAGTTCGTTCCAGACTTCTAAACCAACCACTTCAAAATCAAATAAAAAAGTTCCACCGGTTCAACATCGTGCGCAATCAGAAATGTATGCATTTCGAAACAGTTGATTCAACCCAGAAAACTCAACCCAAACAAGACTGCAGCAGGGACAATCTGTGAGGCAGCATACATCGTTTGTACCGCATAAGGTCCAACCGATACAATCGCACTGCCGACGGCAACGGCAGTGGATAAGAGAGCGATATTGTTTCCGACATCGACGCCATGTTGCAGTTGTTCGACTTGTTGGTGTGTATGTTGGTGCGATTCTTTATTTGCACGCCCATTTGCACGAATCTCGGATCTATTTCGTATGATTTCATCACCATTGTCGCATACATTTTCATTTATATCATACAACTCGTCAAATATACGATCCTCTATACTTCGTAGAGAAGTCTGAACAGTCTGTAAAATAGACCGTTTGAATGTTCTCAAATCATCATCGTTGTTGTTGGTTGCATCGGGTTTGAGTCGTTTGATATTATTAACTGCTGTTTCGAGATAGGCTTGCTTTTCGTGTAAACTGAGTGTGTCATTTTTTAGAAAAGCACTCAAGGCACGCGTCGTGTTTGCAAGTTGTGCGTGATTGAGTGTATACCCTTTGGATTTCTGAAGTTTACGAATCACATCGTTGTTCGCAGCAGTCAGATTATTCAGTTCGTTTCTGTATTCACGTGTTGCGACTCGAGATGCCATTATAATTGTAATTTTAAAATTCGGTACACACGCAACGCCAAAGGGTCAGAATAATTTGTGAATGTGTATAAGTCAAATAGCGAATCATTTTTATTTATTTCAGTTATATATATATTATTATTATTATTACTATTATTAAGTGCATGGATAAAACTATTTTTATTCAGAAGACACTCCATTATGCAGAACAAGACGATGCTATTTCGGTCGAGGTTCTGCGGTTGGTTGTGTTATTAGCAGGTGTCGATATTATCGACCTGTTTGATATGCAATCTCCAACCAACAATACACCTGGAAGAGCGATCCCATTTCACACGAAGCACGCATTAATACAACATATTCGAAACGTGTATTTTCAACACCTGACGACCCGGTCGGTAACACATACAAAGAAGAATCAGAAGAAGAAGACACACACGTGCAGGAAATCGAATCCATCTAAAAAAAAGGGTGGTTGGACTGACAAAAATCAAAAAGCGTGGGAATATCTGACAACCGTATGGGATGACGCATGTAATCAAAAAGGCACACCCAAAGACGCTCCCGCAGACGCTCCAGCAGACGTGTCTGCTGAGTCTAAGTCAAAGAACACTGCACACAATGACATTGACATTGACATTGACATCAAGACCAAACATCAACTGCCATTATTTGTCCGATTTCAGACGGTGTTGCACTATTTGCACTCGGTAGGCGTTCTGTTCACGTTATCAATGCTCCTGAATGTATTTTTTGTCATGCGAAGCAAATCCAAAAGAACGCCATGTCACACGGATAAAATAATACATTTTTTCAACGACCACTGGGCAGAAGTTTCAAAGTTAGAAGAACTGGTTCAGAAGGGCAATCTGAAGGAGACGTACAAAAAATCAAATGTGCATCTCCAGTTTGTGGACAGACAGATTCACGCTGTATTTGATAAATGCACAAAAGCAGATGAGGTCCGGTATCGTTTGTTGCGCCTCCGCAAAAAACGGAGTATCTTCGCCGGTCGGACGATTCTAAAAGAACATCTACTTCGCAAGGATGGCAGTGTGCGAGAAAGTTGTGGCGAAATGGCACGGGCGATTCACCATTATTGGGAGAACCGACATTTGATTGGTATTTTGTACAATACAATCCACGCCACCGTACAGTCGAATCGTGAACACTATTTTGGAAGGGTCGGTCGCTAAGGCGTGATAGAGGTTTCAATAACAGCAGACTTGCTCACGTTATCTATATATATATATATATATATATAGATATATATATATATGAGGTGGGTGTATATAATTTCATACGAGCCTAGTCGTCTTTTGAATACACCCGTTTTATACAAAAACGGTTAAATCTGATTTCACTATATATGTACTACTCAATTATCTATCTAATCTATCAATGAGATTCCGACATAGGACGAAGATCACCTTTGTAATGGTGGATGGTGGCACACGCAATTCAATATATGTCTCAAACGGTTCGCCAGAGGAGGACGAACTTGCATTGAAAACACATTTGCAACGCACTCTCGGGTGGAATATAGATCATATCGTGGTAACCTTGTGTGAACCGTGCAAATATGCGGTGCGGTGTGATACAGTGTCGACTCCATTCGTTCGGAATTGCAGTGTTGCTGATGCAACAACCGAAACGGATAATGAGACGGTTCAAAAAGAATTGCGTGAGTTTCTCAACCGAAATCAGATTCGATAGTTGGATATAACCACGATCTATTCGCATTACGACATCACTACAATCGGTACATATGCTTTCTGGGACTGCACCTCATTGACCAGCATTGACATCCCAGAGAGTGTCACGACGATTGGTGACGCCGCTTTTGTGAGTTGCACATCGTTGGCATCCATCAATCTCCCATATGGTGTACCGACGATCGGGAAAGGCGTTTTTCGGAAGTGCACCTCGTTGACTGCCATAAATCTCCCAGACAGTGTGACGACGATCGGGGAAGCTGCATTTGGGTGTTGCACCTCGTTGACCACGGTTACCATCCCATACAGCGTATCAGAGATTCGCAAGTATGC